TCTTGTGTGGGCTCTGGCATTGCTGCTAAAGCCTCACTAAACCCAGTCAATCTGGGTTCATCCCATGCAGATAATTCCTCTACACGAGTATCCTTCTTATCTTCTTCGAGTGTTCCGAATAAGATTTCGCGGGATATAATCGCTTCTACTGCGACAGCTTTTAAAGCTTGTTCTTCCTTGGTGATTCTCGTTTCCTCAGCAAGTTTAAATGCTTCGATTTCTTTCAAAGCATCTGCATACTTGGATTCGATATCCACTTTAGAAGCTTCAACTTCATTAAGTTGCGCGCGTAGAGAAGCGAACTCGCGTTCGACAATGCTCTCTGCGTCGGATTTTACATTAGTTTCTACTTTATCTTCTGACATAGTTTTTACCTCTGTTTTCCCGTCTTCACATTCACATGCTCCTTCTTTACCACCACAACCACAGTCGTGGTCGTCTTCAGGTGCATGTAATCCACATTCCTTTTCAATAGTACATTCTTTACAGACGGGTTCCATTTTTTCATTGTCAATGAAACTTACCTCTGTGGGACGAATCTTGGTGGCAAATGTGTCACCCATCACATCAATATCATTAGAAAACCAATCGATACTAACATGGGTCATGTCCCCGTCCTTGACTTTGTCCATCACTTCTTGACCACGTCCATACTTGTTAGATACTGTTGCCAGCATCTTGATGGCGGTCTTTCCATTATCCATCTTAAACAACTCAGGGCTCGTTGCCATGCCGATTAAATCCTCAGCTGTTCTCTGATGGTCTACATACATTGGAAGCTCGTTAAAAGCTTCTATATTATCTTTTAACATCCCTCCCTCTATATAAACTTTATGTTGCTTTCCGTCTTCCTCATACTCATGAGGCCCGGAAGTAATAGCGATAACCGGAAATGATACAGAATCAATTCCTTCTTCGCTGGCAAAAATCATATCGTCACTCTCTCCTAAAGAAAGCGCAAACGACCTCTGAACCGGCTCAATAGTTATACCTTCTGCAAATTCCCGTTCAACGCCATTCTCTTGCGCCCACATGTTACACATGCCAGCAGCAATCTCTTCGGAGTTATCAAAACCCCTTTTCTTCAGTGTGGCCTTAACTTCAGTCATACATTTGATATAATCCGTCATGCTCTATCACCTGTTGCGTTTGCGGAGGGCTTATTGCCCCTGTTCTGTGCTCTGGCAGATTCTTCCTTCTTATCTTTATCTTTCCCACCAGAGATGTTTGCATTCTTATCGCTTTGCCTCTTTTCTAGGGGAGAAGCCTTGATGTCTTCAGAAGTCTCCATATCCAATTCAACAACTCCTTCAGGGTCAAGACCACGCTCCTCTCTAACTTCACCGGGCGACAATACACCTTCCGACAGATATATCATATCCGTCTTCGCTTTCGTGAATGCATCTTCAACATTAATTTGTCTAAACTTAAACTTAGCGTCTCCTTTCTCCAACTGAGGCATTAACTGAGCATTAAGTGCTCCTTCAACCAACGATTGTAGATAACGCACATACGGTTCAAAAATGGGACGTGCTCTTTCGGGCTCAGTCCACATCGTATTGGGCACTTTTAAAGCCATGTGAATTTTAGCCAATATATCATCTGTATATTTACCGTATTCAAAAGCTCGCTGCGTACCTTGCAGCTCTTTGATTATTATGTCGTTTCCATGTATAATATCTTCACCGGGAGATAGATTATTAAAAGCATCTACTATCTCATTTATCTTATCAGGTCCATAAGGCATATCAGGCAATCCTGCACTTACGTCAAAACGACTGGACGCATATTTATTAAGAGCGGCCCCAATATCCCTTTCGGCATAATCCTTTAGGTCTACCAAATATAAAATAGGGTGAATATCAGATAATCCATACGCGTAGTCATCGAAGGTGTTGTTTTTCAATTCTATTATTTCATCTTCTTCGAAACGTACATTCTCCTTATCATCTCCCACTTTCTGGTAGTAATACATTATTTGTCCATGCTCATTTCTCTTAACGTACATATTTTGACTAGACCTTAAGACCAAATTGTCTCCAGTCCACTCTAAATAGCCAGTTCCAAATATACGAGCATTTCTCAACCAACCATAAAGAATATTCTCTATGTTGATATCCCTAAACATTTCTTCGACCTCGTCACGCACATCTTCTTCATCTGTAACAATATCAAAATTATCTTTTACAGCATATAAGCAGGGTAAATCAATAAGGGTTCTGATTATGGGGTCGGAAAGATAAACATTCATATAAGTTCTATTCTTTCCTATATGAGGCTCATAATCTTTCTGAATGACTCCCGCAAAACCGCGATTGATTTTTAATCGTTGGATTACACCCGCACCAAAGCTACGAGGGTCGTCTTCTTTGTACGCTGGGTTACTACCAACAGTAGCAAACCTGCGTCTAATATTATCTATAAACGACATGGCTTTAAATAAGTAATCTTAATGAGTATATAAAGTTTTTGTTAGATTCCCCTCAGGCTTTGCTTATTTAATGAAACTTTTCGACGCGTTGTGGCAAAAAGCGGGATATTTGTATATTTTCCTTGAAGAGAGGTGTTCTTATTAATAGGGCGTGATACAATACTCTGACCAAAGTTACCAGACATGGGCAACATACTCAATGTAGCATGAATGGCCATAGCAGAACTATCACAGTAATCGTCATGACGTGAACTTGGGGCAGCAATCTTTTCTGTCTTATTGGCAATATCCATGGTATATTCTAAATCTATATGCTCACGAGTCCATTTAAGAATCATCTTAGCTTCGTCTCCTGTCAATTTGGCTGGGTCCGGTACCTTGACGCGCCCTTGTTGTATAAATGACTGATAATCCCTATACATCTGGGTTTTCGTACCTCTGGGTCCTCCTGTAAAAACGAAAGGCACAAAATGGACATCCCCATCTAGACAACCCAATCTCAAATCGTGTTCTACCGCCCCACCAATACCCGTACAGTCCACAATAAGCCTATTAGCACCAAGGTGATTGGTAACATCCATAATACGTTGACGTTGGTATGGAATATCATGTCCGCCAGTTCGGGCATTAATTTCTTCAATGTATATAAGTCGTGCAATATTGCCGACATCATCTTTTTCAAGGGACCATACAGAAATGACAGTAGAATTAACAGATTTGCCAATGTCAACACCAACCACAATATTGCTGCCGTGCGGCCTTCTCTCTCCATCCCCATCCATAATATCAAGTAGGTAATCATCATAACATCCTTTTATTTTTTCTGGATTAAAGACATTCGATACCGACTCTACAAACTCACATTCATATTCTGTCCTCCAGTAGATAGAATCTTCCCCCCATTCAGTCATCTTGTCAAGCATTTCCTCTTCTGTGTAGGGAGCCGAATAAGCCTCTCCCTTTTCCGTCGCGTCTCTCCATGTAAAATGCAATCTTTCAAAGGTATCCGCATACGCGTCATCATACAAATACCGATACATATGGTTATCTTTTGACTTTGGTGTACCTAAGTTTATGAACGGGGCCTTATTTGAAACTATCGCTGGTTCGACGTTATCTATGAATATTTTGTCGTCGATGAGAGGAGACTCATCCACTACTAAGAATGTAGGGTGCTGCCCTCTAATAGCTTGACCTTGGTTACTTGGCGCTAACGGAGCCCTCCTCATTATTGTGCCCCCTTTAAGTGTTATGTTGGGCTTATTATGGAATCTATAATTCTTAACTAAGCCATTAAGAAAAGCATTATCAGCAAAATGTCGATAGACATAATTAAATATAAGAGCTGCTTGGTCCTCTGTAGGAGCAAGGATAAAAACTAAATCCCTAAACCGATTGAAAAACATATAGATGGTTACTGCTACAGAAAGAGCGTAAGATTTCCCACTGCCTCGTGGAGCTAATATAGCCAACTTAGTCTGCTTGTCATCCTTTCTTTCTATTAGGGCTTCAAGAATAATATTCTCTTGTAAAGGTCTAAGTCGGAGGGGCCGTTGCTTGGCGTCCAAGAGATAAGCAGAACAAAAAGCTTTTACCAATTTACGCATCTTGCTTCTTTTCTGTCTACACTTTTTGAATATATTCTCTAAGTGTCTTGAATCCAATCCACCTTTACCTGTTAAAAGGCCCTTTAGGTGCTTCTCTTCCTTCATCATCAGTTAAATCCTCCAAAAACGCTTCAAACATTTCTGTACTTTTCTCTCCTGTAGTAGGAACTTCAATATTCAGCGCTCGGAACTCAGTGTGTATGTCACGAACGATTTGATTTCTTTGCTGCAAGAGCTTTGTTCGCGCGTTAACATCCCGAATACATATAAGAATTTCTTCCCAAAGCAAGTCTTCAAGAGCAAGATTGCGCGCCAGAAGACGGACAAGCTCTTTATGACGACCATATTCTGCTTCTCCGACTCTCTGACGTAACCGCTGCTCGTATTTCTCTACGTTCAAAGCGTTTTGCCTTCGTCAAGGGCAGACCTGACTTTAGATTTAACTAAATTAGCTAAATCGTCGTCTTTCTCGTCCCATGCGGTGAGCAATACATTTCGAACTAAAGAGTCCTTTACGTGCTTCTGAGCTGCTTCATCCAGCTTCTCGTATGCTTTCATCTGGGCCTTCGTTAGATTCTTATCTAATAGAGCCATCAGTTCTGCTTCATTATTCTTTAAGTATTTAAAGACTAACGCTTTAACTGCTGGTATGGTATATGCTACATAAGCACCTAGACCTAATACCAAAGCAGCTAGTGCTAGAAGCACTGGGTCATCCATCAGACTATCTAAGAGTCCTGATTCCTCCACACTCTCGAGAAGTTCGGTTACATTACCGCCCGTCTCGTTATTTTCACTTGTTGTATTATTCGACATTTTTGTCTCCTATTCTCCGAACTTCATAGTTTCGGACGCACCATTGGCGCGTACTTTCTCAACAAACACTACGTTGGGAATCTGCACAGCGTCATTGTTATCTTCTGCAATCTCTCCCGTACCATCCAGCTTTAAAAGCTTGAACTCCTTTCCAACATATGCCTGTTCTATTTTCTTATCTTCTGCCATATTTATTCTTTCTCCTCTTCTTCGTGTTCGTGTCCATTACGGAACGTTCCTTTCCTTGTCTGTTCTATCTGACTGTTCTGTTGAGCAGTCCATAATTCTAATACTTTATATATAATAACTAATGCAGGTGAACCTATAATCAGAAGAACTGACTTATAAGATTCTATATCTTCTACTATTGACGGCTCTTTAAAAGCCATAGCAACTAAGAATATAGATAAACCTACCCAAGCCATTACAACTGGGGCTGCTACTAGCATCATCATGAAATTAGCGAAATTCCCATCAGGGGATGCTGCATCCTTTTTGGAGTTATTCATTTCTTCTCCTGTAATAATAACTTAATTTCTGCGAGAGCTATTTTTACCACATTCATATCCTCTGCATTTTTTTCATGCCGAGCCCCAAATTCGTTCTTCACTTCATATAGTGAAAAAACCATAAAGCGATATAAGGCATAAATTGCTCCAAGAAGGAGTATTAACGGTAGTCCATAATCTTCGATTGCGACTAGAACGTCTTCCATTTATTCTTCCTCCGTACTGTTATCTCCTGTAGAATTGCCGCGTTCATCATCTAACATCGGGACAGCTTCTTCAGCATACCAATAGTAAGGATAATCACAATAACAAGAACAACTATCTTTGTAATAATACTCATCATCCTCTTCAGTAAGATAATCACTTACTACTGAATAAGTCATAAATAACAATATTACTTGTATAGATAGTAGTATTGTAACTGCATGTTCAAATTTAACATCCATGTATCTTTTTACACAACGCGTCTATATAAAGATT